AGCCCAGATCGGAGCAATGTTTTCTTGGAGTTTGCTAGCGCCCTGCTGGATAGCAGTTAATGACGTAGAGTCAAATATGCGATCCATCTTCTTTTGGCCCTTGTCTTCGATCTCAAACAGGTTCCTTTGGGGTAAGAAATACTCGTAAACGTCCGTCAGTTGATCGTGCCACATGGCCTCAGAATCAAACGCCCTACTCTCTCGGCTCTTTAGGTCTTGGAGTGAACCAAGATGCGGGGGAAGTTTCATTATCTTGTGCCCATTGTTGAAGTCATGAGTCCAGCACGAGCAGCAGCAGCGGCTCCACGTCTACCAGCACCAGCTAAACCGCCTAACATTGAACGCCCAGCAGATCCAGCAGCACCTCTAGCACCACGAGCACCAGTAGCAGCTTCGGCCCTAGTACGGGGAGCACCACCAAGCAATGATCCTGACCCTAACTTGCCTCTAGCCAATGCCTTGAAGCGTTGTTCCTGTTCTGCTATCTCCTCATCGAGTGCGCGTTGTTGTCTTTCTGTTACCGCTAATTCTTGAGCCGTTGGTTTGGGTGCCTTTGGTTTCTTCACTTTGTTCTCTCCAGATATTTGTATAACTGAAACGGTGTCCAGATGAATGGTCGGTTAATGCCTAGGATTTGTTTTGCATGTCCTACGCATGTATTGAGCATAAATAGCGATTGCCTTGTGGTCTTACGATCGATTTTAACAATGATAACCTCCTCGATTTTATCCATTTGTCGATCGATAGTAAACAAGTCCACATAGTGTACGGTCTTGGCGTATATGATCCATCGGCCTCTATCTGCTATGGCGATGTAGCAATGTTTAATGAATGGGTGCAGGAATCTTGACCACCAATGGCCTGAGTCATTCGTGAATACGACATAAGCGTCAGAAGACACTGAACCGAACCTCTGCCTGTCTCGGTTGTGGCCTATGTCCTGACACCATTGATTCCTGCCATCCTAACGCTAGGGTCTGTAGTGCATCGGCACCATGTGATGCCCAATCGTGAACGGGTGTATCCTTGAAGACATTACGTTTTTCATCGAACTCGCGGTGATAGGATGCGATACAGTTGAAGCCGTGTTCTGTCTTGTCTTCATCAAACCAGAATCTAGGGAACATCCGACGGATGGCTTGGATACCTTCGGCTTTAGTCCTTGGCCTCTGTACTGTCCTGAAGCTAATGCCCATCTCTCGGGCTACTTCCTTGCGTGATCGGCCAGATGTAAGCTCCCTAACTTCGATATCATGCGGTGCTAGATGCTGGCCTAGCATGACGTTATTGGTCGAGGCGTATTGATTGAGCCATTGGATGTAGTGCTCCATGCCCTTGCCGTTGTTCTCATAGTATCCGATAAGCCTGATCTCTTTGCCTATGGCTTGGAATAGCCAGATGCTCATAGAGTCCGATATGCCTAGATCCCATGCGGTATGCACCATCAATGAGGGCTCAATCGGTAGCCTTGTAACCCTTCCCTGATCCTTGGCCGTTGCTATCTGGTCGGCAAAGTATGCCCCTGCTATTTGTGCCTCAAATGATCCGTAGAATTCTTGCTGGATCAGTGCCTCTTCCATCCCTTCCAGCCGTTCCTGTTCGATGATATCGGGCGATATGACAGGTGATCCATCCGCTCGCTTGGTGTCCTTTACGGTTAGATTCTGGCAAAACCATTCGTTTGATGACTTGGCCATTTGATAAAGACTGTGCCCGTGATTCTTGCCTCTTGGCGTGTAGATAAAGACAGCCCAACCACCATTCTCGGCTAGTATCGGCCTGATATAGCCCCATGCATTAGGGTCGCACAATGACCATTCATCGAACACTACTCCGACCGGATTACTACCGACTAGGTTGTTGTAGTTGTCCGAGCCTGTTAGCTGCCACGTTGACCCATTGACCAACTCGATGACCATTTCTTGTGCACTGGTACGCTTGCGGATCTCTTTGGGAAATACTTGGTCAAGGATAGGCCGACCTTCGGAGTCTATGCCGCTCCAGATAGCCTTCCTCGCTTGCGTTTGATGTGGGAAAAGGTGCCAGTAGGTACCGACACGCTTAAACATTTCCTTTGCCGTGAAGTTTAGGGTAGCAGATCCCTTGCCAGCCCTACGATGCCAGACACAAACGGCCCTTTTAACTCCGCTATCCATAGCCCTGAAAAAGTCTATTTGATGCGGTCTAGGTTCCCACTGATAGGGAATGGATATCTCAGGCATTCTTGAAGTCTGAGACCGTTATTGATAGCTCCCCGCCACCTTCGCCCGTGATTTCTGTTGCTTTAAGCTCTGGCAGATACTTACCCAGCATTTTATGCCTTACATCTACCACCTTTGAATACTTAGCTAAATCTTGTTGAAACGTCTCAGAATTAGGATCTAATTTTTCAATCTTTTCTATAATATCAAATAGATATTGGACTGATCCCCTTTCTTGCATGTACTCCCTTAGAGCATCCTGTCTAGCCAATCTATTGCGGGTTTTGGTGTGCATTCCCTTACTAGTCATTTACTCTTATCCTTACGGAATATCCGATCATAGTTGGACTGATAGGCCGCATTAGAGGCCGAATTGTACCGTCTAGCATGACTACCTTTTCCGCCATGATCCCATTCTGGAAAGTGACGGTTGACAGTCTCTTTATCTAGTTTATTTCGATGGTCTGGCACGTTTCACCCTATGTTTTACGGTATATGCTGTTTGGTTATTAGCTTATTATAAAACGGTATTAGACAAAGTTTAATATGTATTTTATTGTTTGATCCGTGGTATCAAATTATACATTAAATCAGCAAGGAGTAACACATGAACAAGAAACAGATAATTGATCTTATTAACGAAGGCTTCGGCAACCTTTACCCATTAACTTACACCACTTATACCGACTACCGCGCAGAGATGCTTGACTATGAGCTGAAGGCCGAAAAAGATCACCGAAGAATCACTCCGTGGGATCTACCAAAACCTAAATTTACCGCTACAGTGACCGCAAAGTATTTTGTCCTTTATGCTGTCAGATCTGCCATGCTGTCAAACGACTTCAGACCCCGCGACATTCTACACTGCAAACACTCTTATATCTTAGCCCATGCCATTAAAGACGATGACCGCTTTGATTTAGACGCGATGTTCGCCAGTTTTGACTGGTCAGCTTTCGAGTCTATCGAATACAGTCAAGGCGATCTAATCTTTGTTGAAACAGTCAACCAAGCAGCTTAAACCAATCAATCCGAGGGGATTATATCATGCGACATTTAGAAATCATCAAAGACCAATTCAAACTAGACTATGACAGTTATGATGCTTGGGGTTCGGCTATGGCTTGGCACTTTGCGGTAGCTGACTATCTGCATTGGGCGCTTGATTCAGATACACCTAGCGAATGGCAGTATTCACCCTCACCTTTTGGCCCCGATGATGAGTGCCCGCAATATCAGATTATTGCAGAGATTGGGCCAGATACCGAGGCGCTTGAACATTTCGGCAATGCCCTCCATCGATTTTCTCAATACCTAGACAGCAAGGGGGAGTCATACTAATGAACCGACTCACAAAAATATGTATTGCCGTGGCGTTTGTCGCGGCTCTACTGTGGATCTCAAGCGAGGACTACAACCATGAGATCCAAACGTTCAACCAATACGTCGAAAACGTCTGCGCTGGATATCATCCAGACTATGACAACGTGCAACCAAACTGCGAGGGCAAATAATGGAATTCCCATACGAAGAAATAGAACGATATGAATTAGCAAGCGAGATTCCCGACAACGTAGACAGATCCCGCCTTTGGTCTGTAGCGATCTACGACACCGACTGCGATTGCTGCGCGTACCTGTACGGGCCCAGTCAAGATCACGTCAATGTTTTCTATTGGGTATTAACTCAGGAGCAACACGACGGGCGAACCTACTATGAGGAAATGGCACACAGGGACAGATGCGAGGTTGTAGCATGAGCAAGACGGAGTTATACGAATTTATATGCGAAATTAGCTGTAGAGTAGCCGACGACGATGATTATGAGGATGATTTGCTGCCACAGTTTGAGGAATTATTAGCATTTATCGAAGGGGGTATTGTATGAGACCAAGTAGAAACGAAATATTGCAAGCATGGTTAACGCTGGTCAAGATCAAGGAATATTACGATCAAGACCGCCTAGACTCATGGGACAGGCAACAGATATTTGACGTGCTGAGGATACTGGATCAACTACAACAGGAGCTATGCCATGTGGAAAGATAAACTTTTAGTACCTAAGTTCACAGGCGGGGCGATGATAATTGCCTTCTGTGTGGGCTACATCATAGGCGCAATGCTTATGTGACTACCAAGACGGCTTCTTAGGGTTATCCTTTGGAGCCGTTTCTCTTTCAATCAAGATTTCGATGTAATGCGCTGCCTTCCTGAGATCTTCAACTCCACCTTTATCACGCCACCGACTAATGTACTTGACCACCGCATGTTCACAGATGCCCAAGTCGTTTGCTAGTGCGTACTCTAGCGGCTGAATCATCATTGTCTTGTAATGGTTGCCTGCTACCTGTCTATCAAGCGCTGTCATGTCAACTCCTGAATGTTTGCCTTCAATCTTCCCTGTTCGCCGTACAATTTGTGGAGTATTACGCAAGTCATACTTCGAGAACTGGCATAGCCAGCACCAGCGTGCCAAGCATCTGCGGGTGCTAGGATGTTCCAACTTTCGAACAATGCGCCGCCAAATTCCTCTTGGTTCTTGTGATGTATGTGACCCGTCCATACAAAGGTGTGATCGCTCTCTCCCCATTCTTGCCTCAAATTACTGACGATTGACCCGTGAAGATTGGACATTTTAATGCGGTCGCCGTGATGGGTCACGACTAGATTTCGCCCCCATCGCCACCAAACAAACTTGCTAGCATTGTCAAATACTTTGACCCGTGGATCATCCTCGAAGTACAGACGCATTACCTCATTCAACCACAAGGCCGCATCTGGGTCATGGTTGCCTCGGACATTTACAAGCCAGACTTGGTTATGCTTCTCAAGCATACGCAAAACGGTACGCTTTATCACATTACTAGCTGCGCGTATGGTCTTGGAGTATCGACCATCACTATCGAGCAAGTGCTTAGAGTTAGGCGTTGAACTGGTGGAGTCGTTAATGTGCATGAAGTCGCCCAAGTTTACTAGCACTCCAACTTCACAGGCGGGGCACGATGAGACCAGACGATCAATAGCATTTTCTAGAATAGTTTGGCTAATCTTGACATCGTAATCATCACCCATCGTTTCAGAGTGATGAGCAAGCATCCCAAGATGATGATCCCCAACAATGTAAGCAGCCATAAGATCGTCATCAGTGCTTGCAGGCGGGTCTGTGGGGGCATGTAATCCGGTGACTTCATCCTTAAAACCCTCCACAAATTCTGCGATTAACTCCTCTAGCTTTTGTTTTTCTGGCTCTTGTATGTGCCACTGTAGGACAATCTCATTGTCCATGTTATAGGCTGTAGAGACTCGCTTGGTGGTAAATCCTGGTGCTGTCTGGCGATTCAGATTGTAATCTGGTGCCATCCCTGACAGTGCAGCCTTGCGATGTATTGCCAAGATGCAGGCGCTAATTCTTTTCGGATGCCTGCCAAGTTTTTCCGCAATATCCTTTTGTAGCATGCCATTAATGTGCATCTCAATGACTTGCCGTTGATAATCCGTAGTGCAGAAATCTAGGTGGGCTTCTGTGCTTCTAGGACTCATCTTCACTATCCGGTAGCGAGCAGAATATATTAGCAGCCATATACAGGCGGCCGATGACTGAGGCGATTGATTCAGGGTCAGACGAGAAGGTGCCGGGCATTTGCAAATCAAAAAATTCTTGGTGCTCGGTGACTATTACAGCACCGCAAATATCGCCAGCTTCGACTTGCTCAAGCAGACCGCGCAGAACATCACGGACTTGCTCGGCATTCCTATCTAGGATCGAGACGTCGCCCATTTCTTATTCAGCGATTGGTACTTGACAAGCATCTCTTGCAGATCCTCTATCGTATATTTCACAGGATCATGCGGCCCTTCTAGCCACTCAACCCGCTCTAACCCTATCTTTTTCAATAAGTTTGACCGATATTCTGATAAATTACCAGACTTATAGTT